ACCGGAGGGTTCTCCCTTCGGTATGCTTCTTTCAGTGCCAAAGTTTATTTAAGCTGTGTTTTTTTTTTTTTCTGTGTTGGAACTCTTTGTGGAGCCTGTACAGGTACTGGTTGAGTTTCTTTCTCCCAGAACTGATAAGCAAATGTTACTGGAAGAGTTAAGGCTGTACCTTGACCAGTTGTATTTGTAGCCATTTCACCAACAACTGTTGGATAAATTCCGATTAAGGAATATTGAGTGGTTACAGAATCTGGGCTTGTGTTATCATATGTATAGAAGGTCATTCTATTTTCAGAGGACACAGTATAAGCACCACCAGAATATCTGTCATCAAATGTGGCATATGACATTGCTTCTGCTATTGAGCGAATAACTTGTGGTTGGTCGCAATAAAAAGTCAATGCAATTGTACCAGCATATTGAGCAGTACCTGGAACGTTAAAATTAAGACCCATAAATGGTACAGGTACTGAGTTAACTGTACGGTTTGGAATCTGTGCTGTTGTTAAGTATACTAACTCATCAAGACTTAGAATAAATCCCTCGTAAACGAGAGCGCTTATTCTGTATTGATGGTCGCGCAGAAAATCTCTTCTCTGCATTACTTGGAAGTAGTCTGTAATTGATAGTGGCATAGGTTAATCCTTTCTAAATTATATTAGTTCGTTGAAGTTTTGATCTGTTCTAGTTGCGTAGAAGTTAACTAGGATAAACTCAGCTGCACGAACTGGTTTAATGTAGATGTCTACGATCAATTGATTTTGATCAATTACCTCTGGGGTGTTGTTTCTTTCATCGCAAACGATGAGATAGTCATACATACCCTCGCTGTTCTTCACAATATCAAATTGTGGCTTGAGAACGTTAACAACACGAGTTCTTGTAAAGAGCGTATTTGGCTCGAATACAAAGTACTTCATTGTTGATCTTGTTAGCTTCTCTAGGTACAAGAACAATCTTCTTACATTGATTCTGTCGAATGCAGAAGGTGTTGTAAGTTTGGTCTTTTGACCGAATACTGTGATACCATCGTTAGGGAACTTGGTAATAGGATTGATACCAATCTTGTATAGCAAGTCTCTGTTGCGTTGGCTTGGAGATACTGCAATATCAAGTACTGGTGATGGGAATTTACCTCTTGTAAAGCCTGCTGGAGCGTACCAAGGTGCGTAATTTGTATCATCTTGGGCCATCATGCCGCAAATCATACCAGAGAATGGAACCCAAACATTTGTACCAGAAGTAGTATCGCTTACAAGAGCCCAGTTACCGTAAATAGTAGCATAGCTTGTGCTTGTAGTATCATACTGGTTCTTCAACGGAGTATAAATGTGAGTTACAAACGTATTGTTTCTGTCAGCTAATACCTTAGTCTTAGCACCAGAAATGAATATTGGTCTAATAGGATCAGCAACAAACAAGTGATCTTTTCTTGTTGATTGAGCGAATACTCTGAACTCTTCGTATACTGCTAGGTAATTGTTCTTATATTCTTCTGCAGTATATGTACTACCAACAACTCCTGGAATAGTTGTAGTTAAACTATCTGCCCCAAGGTTACCATCAGTTTTGTAGAAACCAGTGTAAGAAGCACCAGATGTGCTGCCAATGTTAACCTTGAGAGTATCATCATAAGCGCTAACACCTAAAGTAGCTGTAGAAGCATAAATTGAACCTAAACCAGCTTCAGCTGATAAGTCAATTCTTTGAGCATCGACATCATCTAAAGTTTGTAGAATTCTGTTAACCTTTCCTGGTACGTTACCAATTGCATAAGTTGCAGCTTGAGTAGTTGTATTAACTAAAACTGTTGGGCTGTAGCTGTACATTGCTGTTAATGGCTTAACATAAGTATTAAACATTGCTACAATATTTGCGGATGGAGCACCACCAGCAATAGTTGTAATGTTTACTGCAGTAAGCGGAGAAGTTGTGTTAAAGTATAAGTTAGTTCCGTTATAAGCTTTGTTTCTTCCCTTATCATAAAGCTTGTAGAAGGAAGCAGTATTATCATGATTAATTAAAACGAACTTGCTTGGCTTACCAGCTGCGTTTGTCCAATCTCCTGCTCTTGAAGCAATATTTGGATTAACAAGTACTTGAATGTATGTTGAATCGTTTTCAACATCACCTAAGAAGAAACCTTTTGGTTGACCACCGTTGATATCTTGTACTTTTCTATAAGAATTTAAAGAACCAACGTAGCCATCTGGCATTGTATAGTCTAAGGTTGTTGTATCAGGAGTATAAATTGACTGTCTTAGTTTAATAACTTTTAAGCTAATAGAGTCAATATAAGTACCTTGGAACAAATTAAGGTTAACCCCTTGTTGTTCAATGTTATAAGAAATAGAAGGTACGTTAGAACCAACTGTAGAAGTTAATTTAAAATTAAATCTTTCAGTTGGAATATCAATAAAGTCGTTATAAGCACTAGTATCATTTAATGCAGCGTACTTTGCGCTTTGAACGCTAGTGAAAGAAGAAGCTGGATCAGCATCAAAGGAATCGCTGAAACCAATCATATAACCTTCAAAAGTCTTAGCATCAAAAGTAGACTTAAACTTGTTTAAAACAATTAAACCGGCGCTTCCTAGTTGATTAAATGTAGCAAAACCATTGTTCTTGATACTAGCAAGAGTTGAAACATTAACAGTATCAGCCCAGTTAATATTACCCTGAGCTAATTGTGTATACTCATCAAGGGTTAATTGAAAATATGTTGGAGCTCCTAAGCAATATCCTGATTGCTCAGTTGAAAAAGTAACGTTGGTTCCTAAATC